TTGCGATGGCTAAAGCTGCATTGAAAAACACATCTGAAGGTGAGAAGTTTAATAGTATTATTAATGGAGCTAAAACATTAACCGAGAAGAAAAGATATTATACAAGTAATTATGGTTTCTCAAACTATATTGATTATGTAAATTGTAAAACTGATAAGTTAATTCCTGGTGAAAACTATGAGAAACATAATTTAGCAAATATGATTGAATGGTGGAGAAACAAAGCTAGTAATAGATATGATACACTCAAGGCGGAAGGTCGATTAAAGATGGATCTTGAAGTGTGGAATACAAATAAGAACATACAAATCATAAGATAAATAGAAAACTATGGCTGATAAAGATAAACCTAAAATAAACACCAGACAACAAGAACTTGGATCAAAGTGGATTTTTGAACGAGTGTTGATTGATAATATAAAATATAATTCTGTTCAAGACATTACTAATGATAAAAAATATTTAGAATTACAATTAATTTTTGATCCAACTTTTAATCCTAAAAAAAGTAAAGAAGATCCCGTGCCGATGGATTGGTTAATTTCTTATTTTTCACAACAAAAAGCTCTTTTAACTAAGTTTCAACCAAATAAATTTAAAAAAGCCAAATTTGATCGTGACGGTGGATTTATGCAATTTATTTCAGACTTAGTAAAAAAATTAGGTATAATTAAAAAAGATGCATGGGATCCTGCGGATATTTGGATCGTCAATACGAACAAAATACAAAACCTAGAAAAACAATTAAATGATCTTATTTTAATTAATGGTAAAATACCAGTTACACAATCGGATAGAGCTGCAAAAATACAAGAACTCAATAAAGTATTAAGAGATTTATATAGACAAGAAGCAATTATTGGTGTGTCTCTTAAAAAAGCAGGAAAAACAGCAATATATGTTGATGTTAATGTTGGAAAAAATGAAGCAATAACTGAATCAGAATTTAAAGCAATAGAAAAAACTGTTTTTAAAATTGAATCAATAAAATGTATTTTAAAGAAACAAAATCTTAAAAATTTACCAGAAAGATATAAAAGAATGAAAACAGATGGATATGCAAAAGGAACAAATCCACAAACATTCTTAACACAAGAAGTATACATGAAAATTCAAAATGGAACTAAGCCACCAGATTCTTATGATTTCTATATTAAAGGTGATCAAACAAACCATTTTTCAAATTTAAAATTTGAACCAAAAGAACGTGGCGCTGGTGCAGCTCGTTTGGGTAAATCACCAATTGACATGGTGTTAAATTTATTAAAATCTTATGACAAATCATTTAAAAATGATCACACAACTTATGCTAAGACATTTGCCGACATAAAAAAATCAGAATTATCTTCAGCATTTGATATATTAAATAAAACTGAGGGTTGTGATTTAGGTGGAGTTTCAAAGAAAGACTTTTTTATTAATTTATCTGACGTATATTCTGGTGATCCAATACAAGCACATTCAAAAATTATGCAAATATATTTTCTTGCAGAAGTGTTATCATTAAAAGAAAATGAAAGAAACAAATTTATGACCGATCTCATCTTCTTAGCTCAGAAAAAAGGAAGAACGTTCGGTCCGTTTGGTAAAATTTATTAGGAAATAATATGCCATTAGATTACAATATACAAAACATATTAAAAGAATATGAAGACTTAACTGATGATTTTGGCTTTTCAGCCGTATCTGAAGCTGAGTATAATTCTGTTATAAGTAAATCAGCAGAAACAGCTGACGATTATAAACTAAGATTAGAAGAAGTGGAGAAGTTAATCATACCTTTCCTACAGAAACTATATAAGACTGCCGATAAAGAATATATCTATTGGCCACATAGAAAACCAATTATTGAAGGTCAGATTAACAAGATTTTAAAATTAACTAGAGGATAGATTATGATTAAAGATTTTTCAAAGGTGTATGTGTCTGGTGCAGGTATTCCAGAATATATCAATCGTTTAGGTGAAGGTACCATTGGTCTTGAATTGGGTGTTTGGACTGGTGAAAACTTTGGTTACATTTTACAACAATGTCCTGGCATTAAAACATTACATGGTATAGATCAATACAAACCATATGAAGATTGGAACAGGCCAATTACACAAGAAATGATTGATGATGTTAAACTTCAAGCATTTGCAAACATCAAAGCTTCCGGTCATGAAGATAAAGTCATATTTCATGAAGTATCGGCTAAAGAAGGTCTTAATCTTATTCCTGATGGATCATTAGATTGGATTTTTGTTGATGGTGATCACTCATATGAACATGCTAAACACGACATCTCAGCCTATTATTCTAAAGTTCGTTCTGGTGGTTTATTCTCTGGCCATGACTTCAGTTTACCTGGTGTCACTAAGGCTGTAAAAGAATTCAGAGAAGAAAACAATATCAAAGAACAAATTATGTTCACTAATAATGATGTGTGGTTATGGTATAAGAACTAATGAGTAATATCTTTATTATTAGTTCCTGTTTGAAACCTAAAGTTGGTGTGATAGATCATGAAATCAGATACACTCAAACATTAAACACAATCAAATCTATACGAGATAGAGTTTTGGATTCTATTATTGTATTTGTTGATTCATCACCTACACCAATCGATGATGTTAAAATAGAAACAATAAAACATCAAGTTGATTATTTTGTGACTCTCTTTAATCATTCTAGAGCATTAGAAATGGGAGAACAAGGATTAAAAACACCAGGTGAAGCTTATAACATGATTGTTGCTTTTGATATTATCAGAAGTATTGGTCTACAAAACGTTCAACGAGTATTTAAAATAACAGGTCGTGCCGAACTCACTGATGATTTCCATATTGAAGACTATAATGATTTAGGCGACAAATATATATTCAAAAAGAGAAACGCATCTTGGATGTCTCCAGCACTACAACTGGTAGATACCAGATTGTGGTCTTTTAGTTTTAATATGATAGAAGAGGTTGCCAACTTGATGGTAAACGTGTATAATGAATACTTCAATACGGGTTGGGATATGGAACATCTGGTATTCAAACATATAGATAAAGAAAAATTTGTTGAAAAAGAAGTTCTTGGTTTAAAATGCCAAGTATCAAGTGACGGAAGAATCCAATATGACTAAACCATTAGTAACAATTATTACAGCAACAACAGGAACAGAATATCTAGAAGACAATATTAGAAGTGTTCTTAATCAAACATATGATAATATCCAACATCTAATAGTTATTGACGGCAAGCATCCACACGCTAATGTAATCATTTCAAACTATGGTGAACATAAAGGCAATAAAATAGATGTAATTCAACTACCTTATGCTACAGGAATAGACCAATATAATGGACATAGAATTTATGGTGCTTGTACCTATTTGGCCAAAGGTGAATACATTATGTTTTTAGATGAAGATAATTGGTTAGAACCTAATCACGTAGAATCGTTAGTTGAAGTTTCTAAAACAAATAAATGGGCATTTTCATTACGAAAAATTGCTGATATGGATGGCAACTATATATGTAATGATGATTGTGAATCATTAGGTAAATGGCAATCAGTCATTAATGATTATTTTGTAGATGTCAACTGTTTCTTTTTACCAAAAGATTTAACATTACAATTTTCACCAGGTTGGTATAGACGTGCAAGACATCCACAAGAACAACCAGAAGTAGATAGATTATTAAGTATGTGGTTAAAAGGCAATAATTTCACATGTAACACAAACGGTGATTATACAGTTAATTATCGAGCAGGCAATAGAGCAGATTCGGTTCAAGCTAAATTCTTTATAGAAGGTAATGAATTGATGAAACAAAAATATAATGGAGAATTCCCATGGCGCAAAAAGACCTCGTAATAGGTGTATTTTCAAACTACACATATGACTTTGTAAAACCTTGGATCAAATCAATAAAAGGAACAGGTTTTAAAGGTGATGTTATATTATATGCAATTGAAATTGACCAAGAAACAGTAGATAAGATTGTTGCTGACGGTGTTAAAGTCATCAAAGCCAAAAAAGAAGGCAACTTGATGATTCACATGCAACGTTTTTTTTACATCTATGATTTTCTAAAAGAGTTCGGTGACAATTACAGATATGTCGTGTCAACCGATGTTCGTGATGTGATCTTCCAACAAAATCCAATAGAATTTTTAGAGACATTTGAAGCTAGAACAGCCATCATCACATCTGGTGAATCTATTCGTATTAAAGATGAGGCATGGAATCGTAATAACATTATTAAAAATTTTGGTGATTACTTCTATGATGAAGTTAAAGATAAAGAAGTCCAAAATGTTGGCATCTTAGCTGGAACAGTAACATATATGAAAGACTTATGTTTTGCACTATATCAGATGTCATTAAATCGACCTGATTGGGTTGCTGATCAAGCCGCTTACAATATGTTAGTTCATCATGAACCATGGAATTCACTCGCAACAAAATGTGACTTACAGGACTCTTGGGCTATCAATGCTCACGTTACAAACTATGATCGAGAGAAAGAAAAGTTTGCACCATTCTTAATGGATGTTCCACCTATTTTAGAGAATGGCCAGGTTGTTCATGGAACAACAAAAAGACCATTTTATATCATACATCAATATGATCGAGTTAAAGAATGGAAAAAGTTTTACGAAGAAAAGTATGATGTGAAGATAGAATCACAATATACTCCAGATGAAGATATGATTATTATAAGGACTGCTTAATATGAGATGCATAGTTACAGGTGGAGCCGGATTCATTGGTTCACATATTGTTGATAGATTAGTTTTGATGGGTGCAGATGTTACCGTAATTGATGATGAATCGGCAACATGTCATGATAATTTTAATTACAATGATATGGCTGAATATTATAAGTTTGATATTTCAGACTATAATCAAATTAGATCATTATTTGATGGCATAGATTATGTATTTCATCTAGCCGCTGAATCTCGTATTCAACCAACAATTGATAATCCAATTTTAGGGTTTAGAACAAATACATTAGGCACAGTTACAGTATTACAATGTGCTAGGGAAGCGGGTGTCAAACGAGTAATGTATTCATCAACATCATCTGCTTATGGATTAAAAAATATACCACCACTCAAAGAAGATATGCTTGTAGATTGTTTAAATCCATATTCAGTAGCTAAAGTCGCTGGTGAAAGTGCCTGTAAGATGTATACAGATCTATTTGGATTAGAAACAATTACATTTAGATACTTTAATGTATACGGTTTAAGAGAACCACTTAAAGGTCCTTATGCTCCAGTTGTTGGTCTATTCTTACGAAAACATAAAGCTGGTGAAACATTAACGATTGTTGGTGATGGTGAACAACGAAGAGACTTCACTCATGTCAGTGATGTAGTTGAAGCTAACATATTGGCTATGACAAATGGTATTCCTGGAAGTTTATATAATATTGGTACAGGAAGAAATCATTCCGTCTTAGAACTTGCAGCTATGATATCAAATAATTTAGAATTCATTGCGCCAAGATTAGGTGAAGCAAGAGAAACTATGGCATGTAATAATAAATCATTTACCGAATTGAAATGGACACCAGTCTATAAGATTGAAGATTATGTTGCGGAAAGATTAACGAATGGGTATAACGAATGGGTAATATAACAATAGTAACGGCGTTTTTTGATATTGGTAGAGGTGATTGGACACCAGAAAAAGGTCTTCCACATTACTTACAACGATCAAACGAAACCTATCTAGAAAGATTCGGCCATCTTGCCACTTTAAATAATGAAATGGTAATCTTCACATCAGCTGATTTGGTTGATAAGATTACACCATATCGTAAAGGTAAAGAAGACATTACCAAGATTATTGCTATCGATTATAAAGATATGTTCAAAGAAGAACGTCTAAACATAGCGTTAATCCAAACAGATGAAGATTATAGAAGTAAGATCAACCCATCACAGATTAAGAATCCAGAATATTGGTCAGCTGACTATGTTTTGGTAAACTTCTTAAAATCACATTTTGTCAATCATGCAATCGAGAGTGGTTCTGTCACTAATGATACAGCAGCTTGGATAGACTTTGGTTACTGTCGAGATATGTCTATGTTAGGTGGTCATACTGAGTGGAACTATGATTTCACTAAAGATAAGATTCACTTTTTCCAACATAAAGAATTTGATAATACCAAAACTATTTTAGATGTTATTGCCAACAATGATGTTCACATTCTAGGTGCCAAGATCGTGGCAAGTGTTGAGATGTGGCCTACATTAGAGAAGATAATGGATCACTCTATTAGAGAAATGATGAAACACAAGTTAATAGATGATGACCAAACGGTTATGTTAATTTCAAGTCTTTTGAAACCTGAGCTATTTGAAATACATAAAATTGTGCCGGATCATACATGGATTGAACATAATTCGATTTTCAAAGAATATAACGTATAAATAGTTATATCATTACGACCATAGTGTGTTGTTAACCAATGAAAACTTTTTATACCCATTTAACCGAGCAGGCCGAAGGTGAGAAACTCACCCATATCGAGCATTTAGAAGACCATCCAATCAATAATGGATCTGAAGGATTTAAAAAATCCATAGATGTTCTACATGGTGTTAAACAACACATTCTTGCTGGCCGCAATAATTCAGATTTAACTATGAAACATGATGGATCACCGTCTATTGTTTATGGTCATCATCCAGAAACTGGTAAGTTTTTTGTTGCCACCAAATCAGCTTTCAATAAAACACCAAAGATTAACTATACAGATAAAGACATTGAAAAGAACCACGGTCATGCTCCTGGTCTAGTAGATAAACTTAAATCTGCATTACATAATATTCCAAAAATAGCACCTAAAAAAGGTGTTTTCCAAGGTGACGTTTTACATTCCGGCACTGATGTAGAAAAGAAAAATGGTAAAGTAAATTTTACGCCTAATACAATTACATATTCAGCTAAAAAAGATTCACCAGAAGGACAAAAGATAGCCAAGTCTAAATTTGGATTATACACTCATACTGAATATAGAGGTGACGATGCTTCTTCGATGAAAGCACATTTTAATCCTAATCTATCGGGTTTTAAACAAAATGCAGATGTCTATCATAGAGAACCTGGCCATGATACATCTAAAACACCATTGAAACCAGAAGATTCAAAAGAATTTGATAAACACGTTCAAGCTGCTGAAAAATTAAATAAAGAATCTGGTAATAAAATGTATGCTTCTGTTGAACCACACAAAGAACATATTAAAACATATATTAATCATACAGTAAAAACTGGTGAAACTCCAAGTGCTGAAGGACTTGCTAATCACATTACAGGTAAACTTGGTAAAGTAATTGACAAGTTAAAAACACCAAAAGCTAAAGAAGCCAAGACTCAAGAATTAAAAAATCATTTATCTCACATTGAAAAGAATAAAAATCATCTTGATAATGTATTTCAAATGCACCATCACCTACAACAAGCAAAAAATGTATTAGTAAAAACACTATCACGAAATACTGGTGGACTTGAACATACAATTAATGGTCAAAAAGTTAAACCTGAAGGCTTTGTTTATAATCATAACGGTGAAGCAACTAAATTAAATGATAGGGCTGAGTTTAATAGACTTAATGCTTTAAAAAGACAATGAAATCATTTAAGTCATTTTTAGAAGCAAGAGCTCCTTTAGTTAAAACTGATGTTGATGATTTACATAAAGAATTAGCATCTCATGATTTTGCTCAAAGAAATTCTTCTTCTGAAAAAGCTAAAGAATATCACAGAACTCAGGCATTAAAAGTTCTTGAAAAAATGAAAAAAAGAATTGGAATGAAATGAAAACATTCAAATCATTTTTAACAGAAAGTGGTCTTCATATGTTTGATATAGATGATACTCTATTTCACACTAGTGACAAGATTCATGTTAAAGATAAGTTTGGCAATACAGTTCAAACATTAAGTAACCAAGAGTTCAATACTCACAAATTACCTAAAGATCACAGTTATGATTTCTCTGAGTTTAGAAATGCTGACAAGTTTCATAAAGAAGGTGAACCTATTCACCCTATGATTAACAAACTCAAAGCAATACAGAAGAACGTGGAGAAGAAGACTGGTAGTAAGGTCATTATAAATACAGCAAGGTCTGATTTTGATAAACAAGGTAAGTTTGCTAAGAAGTTTAAGAAACATGGAATTGATATTAATAAAGTCCATGTAGAACGAGCAGGTAATATTCCTGGTGATGAACCACCATCAGAGAAGAAAGTAAAAGTGGTTAAAAAGTATTTAGATAATCATCCATATAATCATGTAACACTATATGATGACAGTAAACAAAATTTATCTAGATTATTAAAAATGAAAAAGGAATATCCAAACGTCAAGTTTCATGCTTATCATGTTCAACCTGACGGAACAACGAAGAAATTAAACGATGACTCAAATTAAATCTTTTATAGAATTAACGGAAGAAAAGAATAAGGCCGTAGTCTTACACTATGGTCGTATGAATCCTCCTACAAAAGGCCATGAAGAAAATATTAATGGTGTAAAAGATTTGGCTGCAAAACATAATGCAGACCATTTGGTTGTTGCTTCACATACTCAAGATAAGAAAAAGAATCCATTAACACCAGAACAAAAACAAAAGCATTTAAATAGAGCTTTTCCAGATACTAACATTGAAGTTGCTTCTAAAGAAAAACCTACAATCATGCACCATGCAAAAGCTTTGGCTGCAAAAGGTTACAATCACCTTATTGTAGCCGCTGGTGCCGATAGAGCAAAAGAATATCATGATCTATTACACAAATACAATGGTAAAGAATATAACTTTAAAAAGATTACAGTAACATCTACAGGTCAGAGAAAAGAGGGTGTATCTGGTACTGATATGCGTAATCATGCTAAGAATAATGATTATGGTTCATTTAAAAAGAATTTACCATCCAATATTCAAAAGAACGACAAACATTCAAGAGAATTATTCCATGACACAAAAAGTGGTATGGGATTACATGAAAACGCAAATCGTAGTATGTTCAAAGCATTATTCCTGGTTGGTGGACCTGGTTCAGGAAAAGATGTTATTATTCGAGAAGCAATTGCAGAAAAGAACGCAGTTGAGATTAATGCCAACAAAGCCTACGATTTCATAATCGACAAATTAAAGTTATCGGAAGAAACTAAAGACTATCAACTCAATGCTATTCGAAATAGAAACGCATTGGTGATTAATGGTGCTTCAGATGACATTACAAAGATTTCTACTATCAAAGAAGAACTTGAAGAATTGGGTTACACAACAATGATGGTATTTGTTAATACGACAAATGAGATATCAGAAAGACGTAACCAACAACATTCTAGAATCATTTCTGAACAAATTAGAATTGATAAGTGGAATAAATCACAAGAAAATCTTGATAAGTTTTATGATATATTTGAAGCTTTTTTAGAATTCGATAATTCGATCAATTTACAGGAATCAGATGCCCTTGTAAAAGAGAATAAAGAAAACGAACTGAGTGACATGTCTAATGAGATTTCATTCTTCTTTAGAACTAAAGTATTGACAGAAACGGCTAAAGATTGGTTGAGATCAAAGAATCGTTTAGATGTAAATGAAGACATCAAGTCACTATTCGAGAAAAGAAAAGTATTAAAAGATAATAGTGCTCCTATCACACAAATGACTAGAAAAGATGGTAAAATTGATAGAGTTGATGATGGTGATGTTAAAGATAACTCTAGTTATATCTTCAGAACTTATGTTGAATCACAACCAACATTGAAGATTAATCCTACACCAAAAGTACCAAATTTTGATCAAGATAAAGAATCTAAAAAGAACAAAAGAACAGCAGTAAACAACGTATTACCTGGCAAAGTCATGAATGGCACAGGCGTAGGTGATACATGGGATAATAGAACTTCTGGTACCGTATATCCAATGAGTGGTCTTGGTAACACGACATACAGAGAAAGTTTCAACAAGTTTAGAAATAAAGTTAAAGAGGCCATTGACGATCCAGGTGCTTCAGACATGGGAACGTTTGGTGGTATGGGTAATGGTGTCGATAAAGAACCATTAGAAACACCATTGAACAAATTTTCATCATCAGGTGATAATACAAAGAAAAAAAAGATAAATAAGCAATCAAATGCTGGTTCTAGCGTAGAGCAGAAGCAAACCAGTGGAAAATAAACAGGAGATAATAATGTCATCAAAATTTGCCCCAGATGTTCCAAAATCACTAATCGATGCGGTCAGTTCTATTATGAACGAAGCTAAAGCGGATGAACTCCCACCAATCGATAAAACAGAAGCACAAAAACGTAAAGAACGTCAAGCTAAACTAGACGCTATTGAAGACAAACGTGCTGAACGTGATGCAGGCAAAGAAAAACCTAAAAGTGCTGTTACTAAAGTATCTGGTACACAATATGGTGGTTCTAAACAAAAAGACCCTGTTGAAGTTGAAGAAGAATTATCTCCAAAACAAAAGAAAATTGCTGCTATGGCAGGCGATAAAGGTAAAATTGATGCTGATGATTTGGCTGCATTGAGATCAGGTAAAAAACCAGGATGTGATACTTGTGATGAAGAAACTGTAGAAGAAAAACATATGACTGATGCTGAGATGGCAAAACGTGAAAAGATTGTTAAATCGATGAAAAAAGGTTTAGCAGGCTTCAAAGCGAGATATGGCTCTAAAGCTAAAAATGTAATGTATGCTACAGCTACTAAACAATCCATGAAAAGTGAAGAAACAATTACAGAAGGCATTGTAAACCATGCTGACATCGCCAAAGACTTAGTAAAAAAACACGGTAAAAATGTAACAATGGATCACATTGATGATTACATCGATGGTGCTGATGATGCACATAAAGTTGATAAACGAGAAGTATTACATCACATCAAACTTCTACAAGATATGAATTGTGAAAGTGTTCAAATTACTGAAGGCAAACTTCGTGGCATGGGAGCTGTCTATACTGATATGATGGATCATGCTACTAAGAAGGGTTATACAAATAAAAAACAATTTACTAAAGCTGACTATGAAACTATTGGTAAACAAAATGGTGTTAGTGGTGCAGACATAGCTATCGTTGCTGGTCATCACACTGCTGATAGCTATAGTAAACTTAAAGAAGCTAGTGAACCAAAGAAAATTGAGCCACCATTCACACCAGATAAAAAACCTAAAAAAATAGCAGTTCCTGGTAAACATGGTTATGGTCCATCAGCAGCTTCACATTTAGCACATCTAGGTATGAAATCTCTTCAAAAGAATTCATTTGATCCGGACTTATCAGAAGGCACAGGTGGTCCAATCTATACTAAACCATTAGTTAAACTTGGTGATCTTCTTGCTCGTGCTAAAGATATGAAAAATATCAAACAAGCAACTATTGTTAATCCTAAAGATGAAAATCAAGTTGCAATGAAAAAAGAAGATGTCGAATCAACTGAAGATAGACATAAAAGAGAAGATGAAGAAGAAAGAGAACGTAAACGTAAAGAACAGATAGCAAAAAATAATAAAGCATTTGTAAGAGCTGTTAAGCGTCAAAAAACTCCTGGTGCTAGTCTTGGCATTGCTAAAGACATCCAACAAAGATATTATAAAACAGGTAAATGGGAAGAAGTTTCAATAGTTGAAAGTATTGAAGTCAAAAAAGAATATGATGATAAAGATGAAACTGAACATGGTGTTTATCATAATGGTAAAAAAATTGGATATGTAGTTCATCATAAACCAAGTAACACACATACTGCTTATCACAGTCCATCAAGTTATGATAAAAAAGGACATGCGGATGACTATGAAGAAATTGATGATTTTCATAATCATAAAGATGCGGTTAATCAAATTAAAAGTTCAGCTTTAGATGAAACTTACATGGGTAAAGCTGGTTGCACATCAGAAGACGATAAAAAAAAAGATAAGAAACCGGTAGATTACGATAAACCAACATTCTTACGTAAAAAGGATGATTGGAGAAAAAGTAATCTAGCACATCTACCTAAACCAACAAAAGAAGATGTTGAGTTAGATGAACGTGTAATTACACCAGGTACAGGAACTTCACCTGACCCACTTCTAGCTAGAACTGGTTTAAATAAAGTTTTAAGAAAACCAAGAGTTGGACAGACTAATTTAAAAAATATACCCGGTGGAAATTTACCAGGAAGCCAATATAAATTTTCTGATGATGAAAAAACCAAACAACGAGCATCATTAAAAACTGCAATCAAGTCAACACTTGCTAATAAAGAGCATGGTGTAAAACGTAAATTGCCAGAAGAAATCGAACAACTTGATGAATTAGATCCTAAAACGTATGCATCATATGCTAATAAAGCAGTTGGTGATACAACTAAAGATAGATCAAAAATGATTAAGGTTGCTGATAAGAAACTTTATGGCAATCCAGATTTAAGATACAAATCTGAAGGTTTTAACACATTTAAAGGTGTGGCCGCTGAAATAAAAGCTGGAACATTTAGTAGAAGTAAACCTGATTTAGAATTGGCCAAACAAAAGAAAAAAGATTTAGAATCTTCTTTTGAAAATAAAACAAAAAAGAGAACCGAAGAAGTTTCAATAGATGAAACAGCAACACTAGACAAATATATCAGATCAATGGGTTATGACCCACAACATCTTGATAAAAATAAAAAAGTGATGTTCGCTAAAACGAATGCATATAAAACATTTGCATCATCACAAAAAACAGAAGGTTTATATGATGGTGGCCAAAAAGGTACCCAAGACATTGATGACCATATGTCACCAGGTGCGACTGCTAGAGGATAAAATGAATCAATTAGACGAATTTGCTAAAGACGTTGTAGATAGATATATCAAGTCTATGGGTTATAATCCACAGACTATTGATAGAAATAGACGTATGGCTTTAACTAAAACGATCAGATTTCAACAGTTTGCACAACGTATGCGAGAAGAAGTTGAATCTTTACAGGAAGGTGAATATTATCCTGAAAAAGTTGCAAAAGCTTTACCTAAAGGTTTAAAAAGTGAAAAAGATATTTTAAATCATTCTCATGAACATGTTACTAAAGAATTAGGTAAAAAACAGGCTGATCATTTACACTACTACGACCAAGATTTTCCTAGTGATGTTGTGTCTAACTATGCACATCTTCATAATAAAAGTGAAAAATTGAGTCTCGAAGCTTTAGAGTTTCCAGGTGATGATGGTATGAATGCTAAAGGTTCTAGTTCTAAAGTTGTCGGAGAAAGAGCAAAAGGAATGTCTAAAAACGCAAACCTAATTAAAGCAATATACAAATATCATAAAGTTAAAAAAGAAGTAAAAGAAGAGCTATATGACCACGAAAAAGATGACAAAGGTGGTGAAGAAACATATGGCAAGAAACCCAAATTTGCTAAAGTAAAAGAAGGTGAGAAAGAAGATCAGTCAGATAGTAAAACAAAAGCAGCGGCTGTATTAACTGGTGGAACAACATTAACAGGTCAAAAACGAGATGATGTCGAGTTTGATCCAATGTTGAATAAACCTAATACAAATTCTGATACTTCTGGAATGCAAATTAAAGCAGATAAAAAAAAGATAAATAGATAGTAACATCTAACAAGATTAAAGGAGAATAAAGATGTCCTCATGGGGAAATAACGATAACGCAGCGAACTCACCACTTTGGGGTGCGGGAACTGTCAATTTAACACCATCATCGGCTAATAGAACATTACTTTACGGTAACACTAGAATTAGTGAAATTGTATCTGGTATAGAAGTTGGTGTATTTGGTGTTGATTCGACCGAAGCAAATTTAAAAAAGGCTGGCGCACACTCAGGTTGGGTTAGACGAGTTAAAGGCACAGGACCAGTTGTTAGTATTACAGCTAATACTGGTGCTCACGGTGCTAACGGATACTTAACATTTACTGGTGGTGGCACAGGAAGTTCTGCTGCTAATGCTTACATGTATGTAAAAACAACAGGTGAAGTTAAAAATGTAGTAGTATTAACTGCCGGTACATATTCAGCTACACCAACAGCAGTTAGACCAACAGGCGGCGCTGCAAATTCAACATTCACAGTAATTATGGGTGGTCGTGCTAATAGAGAACAACAAGAAGTATTAGCTGCTATGGATACTATTATCAGTGATGGTTCTGATGATACTATCTACCCTGATTCCTAATATTTGATAAGGTGTTGGAGAGAAATCTCCAACATTTAATTTGTTAAATGCTAAATGATTTAAATGATGAGAATTTCACGATATATGCAATGAAATCTTATAATTCTCCAAATTGCATAATGTCTGAATTTGAGGGTGACTTAAAAAGAACGAAGTATCTTAAAAAGTTATTTCGTAAATATAAGAAAAGCAATATATTAAAAGAGAGATTGATACTTAATCATATCATTCTCGTTTACAATGTCTTTGGTGTAGAAGCAGCCACAAGGATTCTATTCTATAAGATAGATGATCGTGACTACGATATACTAAAGACATTTTTATTGTATCTCAATTATATGCCTGATAAAGTTATTGGCATTAGAGGTAATAACATAGATTCATCTACTATTATGGTAGATATGAACATCGCAGAGATATTGAGGAAACTATGAAAACATTCAAAGCTTTTTTAGAAGAAGTTAAAAAACCTACAGGTGATTTAAAAGATGCTTGTTGGAAAGGTTATACTGCTGTCGGAACAAAAAAGAAAAATGGCCAAGAAGTTCCTAATTGTGTTCCTACTAAAGAAGAAGTGGAACTAGAAGAATCAACTCCTGCATGGCAACGTTCAGCTGGCAAAGATCCTGAAGGTGGTTTAAACCGTAAAGGTATAGCTTCATATCGTAGAGAACATCCTGGTTCAAAACTATCTATGGCTGTTACTACCAAACCAAGTAAATTAAAACCCGATTCAAAAGCTGCTAATAGAAGAAAATCATTCTGTTCAAGAATGAAAGGCATGAAGGCCAAACTAACTTCAGCAAAAACTGCTAAAGATCCGGATTCAAGAATTAACAAATCATTAAGAAAGTGGAATTGCTAATGAAATCATTTGGTAAACTCAGAAAAGAAGCTTGTTGGACAGGATATAAAGCTAAAGGCATGAAAAAGAAAGGTGATCGAATGGTCCCTAATTGTGTGCCTGAAGATGTTCAATTACAAGAAGAAGATGGTTATTCACATGAAGTTCATGTTCGTAACTATGATGAACCGGATGATGAACATTCTACATTTCCAAAAGATCATATCAACTATGGTGTAAACCAACATCATGGTACATTTAAAGGTGCTACTGATAAAGGTTATGTGTTTGGCTTCAGAGAGAAAGAACATGCTGACAAATTTGTTAAACATGTTAATACACATAAACATACTCATGCTGAACATTTATCGGAAGAAGTTATTCAAGAAGCAGATGAAAAAGATACAATAACTTTTGATATACCATTACTCATTCGTGTATTCGAACTTGTTCGTGAAGATGTGAAAACAGATGTAGCGTTACATAAAGTTGTTGAACGACTTATTGATATGCGCCATAAAGGTATATTAACTATGGATGACTATATGACTATTGCTCATCTTAAAGAAGAAGTAGAACAAATTCAAGAAATTGGTGATACGCCGGCTGGCAAAGAAACTTTAAAATCATATAAACAAAAAGCTAATTTAGATAGAACATATACTATGATGAGACCTAGTGCTCCTGATGCTTTAAATGATAGAAAATGGAAAAACAGAAATGTCGGTGCAGCTCAAGCTAGAAAAAGATTAGGTGAAGATGGCATCGCAGTTCCAGGTCCAACAAATACAGCAGGTTCAGGTGCAGTAGCAGGATTAGGTCAACCACCTGGTAGTAAATCTGGTGAACCACCAGTTGGAAAAAGACGTAAGCCAATTGTCATAAAAATGACTCGTAGAAGTCCTCCTAAAATGTAGAAAGGTGTAAAATGAGTTTTGAATTTGATTTTACAGAAGATAAATTAAAAGAGTGTGTACCAACTAATAAAAATATTAGTGGACTATTCAATGCTTTATCTGAAATTTTACCAAAGTATGATATCAACACACCACGTAGAGTTGCTGGTTTTCTAGCACAATGTGGCCATGAATGTGCTGATTTCAATACACTAAAAGAAAACTTAAACTATTCAGCTGATGGTTTACATAAAGTATTTCCAAAAAGATTTCCTACAGTGGAATCAGCACAACCATATAACAGACAACCCGAAAAGATTGCTAATAAAATTTATTCTGATCGTATGGGTAATGGTGATGAAGCATCAGGTGAAGGATACAAATTCCGTGGTCGTGGTGCAATCCAATTAACGGGTAAAGATAATTACAGTAGATTTGCTGAATCTATTGGTAAAGATTTAGATGAAGCAGTTGCTTATTGTGATACACTAGAAGGTGCTATCGAATCAGCATGCTGGTTTTGGACAACACATAACTTAAATGCTAAAGCTGATGAGAATGATGTCACTGGTTCAACAAAAGTAATCAATGGTGGAAC